CTGGTGGTAGAAATATAACTATTAGTGGTGAATTAGATGCAGCTACATTAGATATTAGTGGTGATGCAGATATTGATGGAACACTAGAAGCCGATGCAATTACTATTGGTGGTGTTACATTAGCAGAAACAATTAGTGATACTGTTGGTGCAATGGTATCTTCTAATACCGAGACAAACATTACAGTTACATACGAAGATAGTGATAATACATTAGACTTTGTTATTGGAACACTTAACCAAGATACTACAGGTACAGCAGATAACATTACAGTCTCTGCAAATAATAGTACAGATGAAACTGTATATCCTATTTTTGTTGACGGAGCTACAGGTTCTCAAGGAGCAGAAAGCGATACAGGTTTAACTTATAATCCTAGTTCAGGTAATTTAACAATAGGTGGTCAACTTGCTGCTGCAACTTTAGATATTTCTGGAGATGTAGATGTAGATGGTACATTAGAAGCTGATGCTATTACAGTAAATGGTACAACACTAGCAGAAACAATTAGTGATACTATAGGAGCTATGGTAACAAGTAATACTGAAAGTGGTATTACAGTAGCATATGATGATTCAGATAATACATTAGACTTTACAGTTGGTACACTAAATCAAGATACTACAGGTACAGCAGCTATTGCAACTACAGTTACTATAACAGACAATGAAAGTACAAACGAAGAAAATGCTGTTATATTTACAGCAGGTGGAGATGTAGATGGTGGTAACTTAGGTTTAGAGTCAGATGGTAATTTAACTTATAATCCAAGTTCAGGAACACTAACGGCTACAGCTTTTGCAGGAGCATTAACAGGAAATGTAACAGGAAATGCTTCAGGTACAGCAGCTACAGTAACAGGAGCAGCACAATCAAATATTACAAGTCTTGGAACGCTAACAACACTTACAGTAGATAATGTAATTATTAATGGTTCTACTATTGGACACACAGGAGATACAGATTTAATAACAGTAGCTTCTGGAGTAGTTACAGTAGCAGGTGAGTTAGATGCAACTTCACTAGACATCTCAGGCGATATAGATGTAGACGGAACTACCAACCTAGATGTTGTTGATATTGATGGTGCTGTGGATATGGCTTCTACACTACAAGTAGATGGAGCTATTACATCTTCTGCTGGTGCAACAATTACTACAGCAGATAACCTTGACACCCTTACACTTGTATCTACAGACACAGATGCAGCTATTGGTCCAAATATAAATTTATATAGAAACGCTGGTAATGGAGCCGATGCTGACAATTTAGCTACGGTAGCATTTGCTGGAAATGATGATGCTGGTAATGCTACAGATTTTTATAGAATTACTGCTCAAATTGAAGATGCAAGTAATGGTTCAGAAGATGTATTCGTTTATCACAGAACAATAGTAGGTGGAACTGAAAGATTACGATTATCATTAGAAAGTGATGAAACTGTTATTAATGAAGAAGGTATAGACCTAGACTTTAGAGTTGAATCAGATGGACAAACTCATGCTTTGTTTGTTGATGGTGGTTTAGACAATGTTGGGATTGGTTATTCTTCAAAACCTACAGCTACTTTACAAGGATTAAATATTCTTACTGGTGGTGGTAATGGTGGTATACAGTTAAATAGAGAAGTAGGTGGTAATCCTAGCTCTGGAGAAACTTTAGGTTCTTATGCTTGGAAAGGAGTAGATGGTGCTAATAGTAATGCTGCTGCTGAAGCATCTATAGTAGCTATTGCTGCTGAAAACCATAGTGGTAGTACAGCAGCTACAAGCATGGCTTTTAATACAAAACCAACAAGCACAGGTCCGGGTTCAGCTCCAAGTGAAAGAATGCGTATTACAAGTGCTGGTAATGTTGGTATAAATTCTACAAGTCCACAAGTTAAATTTGTTGTGCAAGAAACTGATGGTGGTACTGGTATTGAATTTTCAATGGGTGCTTCAGAAAGTTACCTACAATGCTACAGCAGGTCTGCAAGTGATTATAAAGATTTATCAATAGCTGCTGAAAATCTTAAATTTAGAACTAATGATAATTCAGAAAGAATGCGTATTGATTCTTCAGGCAAAGTTGGAATTGGTACAACTGATACCCACAACAGAGAATTGTGTGTAAAAGGAGAGGTAGCAGCTAAATCTACAGGCTCTAATGATACACATATTCTTATGGGTTGCAGTGATTCTCTTGCCAATATAGCAGCTACATATCAATCAAGTGGCTCTTATGTTCCTCTTGCTTTTGAAACAAGTGGAACTGAAAGGATGCGTATTGATGCTTCAGGTGACGTACTCATTGGTAACACAACTGTAAATCCAGCATCTGCTCACAGCGACCAAAGAGGTTTTGGATTTGATACAAGTTTAGGAACTTTAGAAGTCGCAGCTATTGGTGGTCATGCTGCAGTATTTGGCTTAAATCAAGCAGGTTCAACAGATATAGTTGTATTTAGAAAACAAGGAACACAAAGAGGTAGTGTAACTATTAGTGATTCAGGAAGTACCTATAATACAAGTTCAGATGCTAGACTTAAAACTGTTTTAGGTAAAGCTGAAGGGTTAGAAATAGTAAATAAATTAAATCCAGTAAACTTTGAGTGGAACGAATCTAAAGAAATTCAAGATGGTTTAATAGCACAAGAAGTTATGGAAATAATACCACACGCAGTTTCTAAAAATTCAGATGGTTATTATGAAATGGATTATAGTAGGATAGTAACACCACTCATAAAAGCTATACAAGAACAACAAGAACAGATTAATGCTTTACAATCTGAAATTAATAAACTAAAAGGAGAATAATATGGCAATAGGATATACTTGGGATGTTTCAACAGTTGATACATACCCTACAAAAGATAGTAAAAGTGATGTAGTTTACAATGTTCATTGGAGAATAACAGCTACTGATGATACTAATAAAGATAGTAATGGTAATAACTGGACAGCTTCTAGCTACGGAACTCAATCTGTAAATACTACAGACTTGTCAAGCTTTACAGCTTTTGGAGATTTAAAAGCTAGTGACGTACAAGGCTGGGTAGAAACAGCTATGGGTACTGATGCAGTTACAGATTTAAAAGCTGGTCTAGATGCACAAATTGCATTACTAATTACACCAACATCTGTTACTAAAACAATCGGATAAAAATATGGAACTAACACCTTATTTATTTTGGAACATCTTTATAACATTGGTGTTAGCACCCATACTCTATAGTATTAAAAGTAATACTTCAGAGGCTAAAAGAATTGACATACTCTTAAATAAAACTCGTGAAGAGATTGCAAGAGACTATGTAACTAAAAAAGAAGTAAAAGATGACATGGGAGTTCTCATGGATAGATTAGAAAAATTACACGAAAAGGTTGACAAACTCTTTGAAGTAAAGTAAAATAGGTTTATAACTATGGCAAGAAAAAAACAACAAAAGAAAAAAAGAAATAAAAAATATCAACAAAAGTATACTACTGGTGGGCGTGTAGATATGTCTAAGGGTGGTAGAGTAAGCTATCAAGTTGGTGGTAATATACCAATGAAACCTAAAGGCTCTGCAAGTAGAGGTCCTAATGAAGAGGAAGAAAGAACTAATCAATTAGGACAGGATATGAAAGTAGGAAATCAAGGTCCTCAACCTATAGTACCTACAAATGAACCTATTGACCCAGCTAATAGAAGGGTACCTATTAATGCACCAATGCCTAGAACTCAGCCTACGCAAGAACCAATACAACTACAAAAAGACCCTAGTGGTGGACAATTATTGGTTGGTAGAGAAACTCCACCAGGTTACAAAGAACCAATGAACAGAATTAGTAATTATAATTTACAACAAAGAAAAATAGACCCTACAGGTGGAACTTACGGAGATAGAACACCACCTGAATTAGAAAATCAAGAATTATTAGATAAAAGAGATATAGATGGAAGATTTGACCCAAGAGATGATTTTATATCTATAGGTGGACCGGGTGGTAGTAAATTTGAACCTACTCCAACTCCTGCTCCAACTCCAGCACCAACACCTGCACCAACTCCTGCACCTAAAACTAGCGAAGAAATTGCTAGAGATTCTGCAGAAGCTGCTGCAAGAGGAGAAGTTCCTGAAGCTGCTGTAATAGATAAGATTTCTATAAAAGATGGTACACAACTTGTTACAGGAAAAGACCAACAAACTACAACAATGGCAGACCCTACAACTGTAGGACAACAACAAGCTGAAGGACAAGCACCAGAACAAGTAACAACAGGTACTGCACAAACTGCAGACATGCCAAAAGACATGGATGCTGCACAAATAACAGAAGATGAATTAGATATTGTAGATACTGAAGCTCAAGTAGATACTGCACAAGGAAGTAAAGAAGATATTAAATTAGCAGAAGCTGCAAAAGTAGATAGAGTTGCACCTACTGAAGGTGCTGATGTTAAAGACCCAGAAGGTGCTTTAGCAGCAAGAGTTGTAGGAGAATTAAGTCAAGATGCTATGGCAAACGCAGCTAAAAATGCTGGTACAACTTTAGCTAGAGTTACTAGAGCTAAAAAACAATTAAGAAATGCAGGACTACCTGAAGATGCTATTACTGAATTAGGTAATGACCCTGAAGCTTTAGAAGCTAGACTTACAGATTTTACAGAACAAGAAAGAGG